CTGGCGTAATAGTGGGAGCAGCTGGTTCATGCAAAATTGCCTGAGGCCCATGCCGTCCGACACCATTTCGTCTATTATTTTGAGTTGACCGATTGGTGATATCTGGCCAATGACGCACGCCGGAGATAATCCGAAGTCGAACCCTACAATAACGTCCAGCCCCTTTTGCGGTTCGATAGCGCGGCGGGCAACGTGGATATTGTCGACAAATGACTGGAATACCGGTTTCCCGTTGATAAGGTATCCATATTGCCCATGAATATATATCCTCTTATACATCTCGTCCTTGCCCTTGGCAAGATTGACGTAATAACCTTTTGGCAGGTGTTTCGTGTTTTCTGCATGAACTGATAACCCCGATGGCTGTTTGTAGATTTTCCAGTTGTCCGGACGGATTTTCTCAAACACCTTGAATAAATATGAATCCTCGTCCGGAGGGTTGGTGTCCATAATCATCCCGTACCAGCTGGCTCCACCGTCACGGGGAGAAGGATAGCGCCCTATACGGCCATCCATGGCTTCAATAATGGTCTTTGGGATTTCCCGGACTTCATTGAACCACGCGCCAGTTAACTCCAGGGACAACAAATTCGATACCTGGTCCGGCCGGTCCAGTGCGCGGAATAGTATTTCCAGGTGGACCCCCGGGAATTCCGTAATCGTATAGTCGTGGTTGGTTACTTTATACTCCCCGAATAATCTTGGCGGGAACCAATCGTGAAAAGTTTTAATTGTTGTATCGCGTAATTGGTTGTAGGTGTTACGGACCACGGCCCAACGGCTTCTGCGTATGCCGTCCGGGCTGGGCTTTTGTTCATGGGCACGGCGGATTATTTCAACAACGCAGGCGCTCGACTTCCCGCTTCCGAAAGGGCCTATTATACAACGTACCCGGTTATTATCCAGCGCAAACTTCTTCAGCGTTGGAACGTCGGTGTAGTCATATAGGACCTGGAAGGTCTTACCTGCGCTTGCCATTAAGCCGCCTTATTAAATAACCCGATTATAAACGTCAACATATCCTGGTCACTCTGGAATGCATATGTTTCTTTGCCAAATACCACGACCCAACCGTTTGCTACTTTCTGAATTTTTAACGTAACCATAACTCGTCCTCCCTCATTCTGCCATTTTGCATTTTTCAAAATAAACCAACTGGGTCTGTGCCCCCACCCATGTTGCCAATTCATTTATATCATAACCCTTCGCCTGCAATCTACCATTAATATGGAACTCGCCAACGAAATAGTCAACCCTGGGGAGAATGGATGAATTATACAGGGCGTCATACTCCCCGCCCTCGATATCCATCTTCATTAACCTTATCCTGTCTATCCATGGGAAGTATTGCAGGTTGACCAACTCATCCATGGGCATCAGCTCAACGTTTACCTGGCTGTGGTTATCCTTGTCGAATGTATCCACCAATGACGACCCGCCGGAATATTGGTTATGTACATTCATGACTCCACTGTATACCCCTGCCCCACCAATGCCTTTGTTGAATACGTGGACGTTAACCAGCCCATTCAGCCCGACATTCCTCACCATCTGGAAGAATGTTCTTGGCACCGGTTCAAATGCAAACACCTGGCAATTTGGATATAACTTACCCATGAGGATTGAGAAGAATCCCTCATTGGCCCCGATATCCACGATGATATCCCCGTCGCGGAACTCAAGTCCCCTCTCCTGGATTTTGTAATTGTCGTTGAAAATTTCCTGAATTAATGCATTTGATGTCGGTGTGTGGTAAAACTTAAAATCAATATCCTTGTATTGTACCCCGATTATTTCGTCACTCATAGTTTAGGCCCCTCAACCTCTGGTTCATTTGGTTCTATCTTTTGTTCCGCAGTCGGGTTAATGGCATCCCGTATCTGCGCCACATCCACTCCGCGGCCGGTAATATCCACAATACCGTTCACGATATTCTTCTCATCATCAAGGCCCTTGAGTATTACAAACGTTGTTACATTACTGCCCATGCCGGATTCCTTCGACCGTATCTTTGCTGACATGAGGGCTGTTTCGATTTTTAATAATTCCTTAACCAGAAACCCAAACTGCTTCGGGTCATCGAGCACCATTTCCTTCAACTTCGCACGGCCCTTGACTGAATTATAAATATGCCGCATATCCATTAACATCTTATATGCTGATTTGTCGTTGTATTCCTCTGATGCGCCGGTATCCTCTTTGCCGGTCAACGTTTCCAGCTCGGCCTGAAGCTCCAGGACTTTCTGTTCTTTTTTCTGGATTTTTTCCTTGTCGCGCCGCTGGGCCCGCCGCAATGCCCGCAGCTCCTCCTTGGACGCGCCCATTTTTTTGTCTGTATTGAAATTATCGGCTATCTTGGAATTTTTAGGAATTGCACCAACTTTGGCCATAACTCTCCCTCGTGCCACTTTTATATGCAACTTTGTAATATTCTCCATACCCCCTTTTTGGTTGGTTGTCAAAGTTTTTTTAAACCCGCCCCCGTTCTGCCCAGGGGTTCCTTTTTATCTAGTCCAGCCCAGTCTCCCAACTACACCATAACCATGCCCCCTCCAAAAACCCAAAACCAATATAATACCTTTAATAGGAAGGCCATGGTGACACACGCACCATGCTTGTAGTACAACGTCACTATAGTCCTTATTAATGGGTCCTTTAGGCCCCGTCATATTGTATATTGGGTGATTTTGGGTTGTTTATGCCATGTTACCCACTATCTCTCAATTTTGTAATATTGTAATCCCTGGTGACACACTGGATATGACGTAGTTTTTGGGAATTGGGAATTATAGAGGGGGATGGGGTTATGGGGACCCACGCACCGGCCATCTTTCATTCCGGGTCTATCCCGGCCCTTCCCCTAAGAATTCTTTTTTCCCCGGGTGTATTGGTGTGACGCAGGCAGGGATAAATAAATTACTAATAGACTGATGAACGCGTGGGCCAAGGCAGTAGATGCCCGGGCCAAGGCAGGGCCAAGGCAGGGCCAAGGCAGGCATGATGATGGCAATGTGGATGATGATGATGTTGATGCACCCATACCCATGCCCATGCCCATGCACTACACTATAACAGCCTGTCACATGATACACCCGGACCTAACCAGATGCACGAGCCATATGAGATGGCCCGGGATATGGCATCCCCATACGATAACCTCTTACCATATGATACATAGGCACCCGGACCCGATGTCCAGCCCGCTGGAGTTCGCCCGGGTATGAATCATATATTAAGTTGTTATAGTATTGTGCAGCGCAACATAAAGTGGTGTAAGTGTGCGGAATGATTGAGATTATATGATGTTGCACATTCCACAATCACCCATTTCACCTAATTACGCCAAATACACCTGCAATATCAACAGGTTACACACCGGGCAATATGACCACTGAATAGCGGATTACACCACAATACGTTAATATGTACGGCCCCGGGTGTGTAGTAAATTACACAGGGGTGCGTAAAAGATTACGAATGGCTAAGTGGGCGGATTTATTACGTTTGGACATTGGGCTTATGGCGCAGGTGTGTAAATATTACGCAGTTGGATGGCTAAATGGCCCGGGATGCCAAAAACAGATATAAATCAGGCGAAATATCATGAACAAAAACGTATACTTGAACACGTTTAAAAAATGGGATTACTGGGCAAAAGTGGCACCGTCATTGCATAACTAATTGATGGGCGGCGCGCATAAGACCTGAACCGGGACGCACCCGGCAGGCAGGCGGCCCACGAACCGAACCGAAACGAAAGGATGGAAAAGATGAAAGCAAAACACCTTCAGGAACTCGTCAAGATATGCATAACGCATAAAGAAAATTTGCTCATAGTCGGCGCGCCCGGGACCGGGAAAACGCAGATCGTAGAACAGGTGGCCAATGATTACTGCGCGGAACACGGCGGCGAATATATGATACTGCACCCGGTGTGCGATGACCCGGCCGACTGGAAAGGACTGGGCTTCCCGTCCATTGATCGCACGCAGGCGCATTTCCTGCCCTTTGGGAACTTGCTAACCATGACGCAGGCAACCAAAAATTTGATTGTAATTATTGATGACGTGGGACAATCAATGGACACGGTACAGGCCGCTATAATGCAGACCATTGAACAACGTGAAATAAACGGTAATAAAATCAGTGAATTTGTGAGATTTATTCTATGTAGTAACCGGCGCGGCGATAAGGCGGCCGTCCGGGGTATTATTGAGCCGCTGAAATCGCGCTGCATGATTGTAACACTGGATGTGTCGGACGATGATTGGCGCGTATGGGCCAATGGTGCCGGGATGCCCCCGGAGTTGATTGCATTTTCTAAACTGCGGCCGCAATTATTGCACGATTTTCAGCCCAGTACGGACATGACTAACAGCGCATGTCCGCGTGGATGGGCGCGCGTAGGCCGGGCGCAGCTTGCCGGGATGCCCCGGGTAATAGAATTTGAATCATATCAGGGGTGCGTGGGCGAAAAGGCAGCCGCAGAATATACCACTTTCTTAAGGATATACCGCGAGATGCCTGACCCGGAAGACTATTTAAAAGATCCGAATAAGGAACTGCCCACGAATGAAAGCACGCTCTATGCGCTCACGGCAGCACTGGCCGCCATGGCGAATTCCAAAAACGTCAAGCAGGTATTTAATATGGCCATGAGGCTTGAGGGTGAATATTCAACGTTTATGGTATTTTCCATGGTTCAGCGTGACAAGAAGTTGGCGCAGACAAAGGAAATGTCTGAATGGGCCAAGAAATACGCCGCTTACTTATTATAAAAAAAGGAGTAAAATCATGAACTTGAACGATAAGATTTGCATAGTAAATTTGAACGTGGCCCAGTGGACCGCAAGAAAACTGGACAAAAAAGCCACGGCAGCTACGGCCGCAATGTATAAGGCTAATGAAGACAGCCTGCGGACAACTAAGGCCGCGATTGCCAAGGATAAACTTGAGGAGATAGTAAAAATCGCAAACAAAACGCGTACTTATCACTATTCGCATACATTGCCGTACAGCATAAAGGGCGCGGCTATTATCAGCAACGCGATGCTGCCCGAATATATCCGGGATATTAAAACACTGAAGGGTGACTTTCAGACGGCAGTAGATAAATTCCTTAATAATTACGAGGGTTTAAAGCAAGAGGCGAAATTGGTCCTGAACGGCCTGTATAACGAAGATGACTATCCCACTATTGAACAGTTGAGACGTAAATTCAGCATTGACGTTGATTTTCAGCCATTGCCTACGGCCGGGAACTTCATCCTTGACATTGCGGAACAGGACCTTAAGGATATACAGGCGGATATAACGGCCAAGGTCACGGATACATTAGCAGCCGCAAATAAAGAACTTTGGGCAAGGGTTTATGATGTGATTGGCAGTCTGAAGGAACGCTTGACACCTGAATCCGGGACCGGCAAGGCCAAGACTTTCAGGAATAGTTTAATAAGTAATATTAAGACTTTATGTGATGTGCTGCCCAAGTTGAACATTACACAGGATGTTGAGCTTGACATGATAGCCGCGAAAATAAGCGCGGAACTTGCACCACTGGACCCGGATGATTTACGCAACAACCCGGCAGAACGAAAGAACGCGTTAAAGGCGGCCGATGCTATATTGCAGCGTGTTAAGATGTTTACAGGTGAACCGGCAGCGGTCCCGGTCAGCACTCCGGCGCAGGACACGGAAAAGGATGGTGAACTGGATGCAGTGGACCCGGAACCTGAACAGGCCACGGAAATTACCACGGCCACGGACCAGAAACCTGAACCTGAACCAGAACCTGAACCGACACCAGAACCGACACCGACACCGGCACCCAAGACATCCAAGGCGGCCAAAGTGGACCCGGAACCAACCCCGGAAACCGATGATGATATATTAAAGGCCCTGTTGGCTAAAGGCATAATTTAAAAGGAGAATTACACCATGAACGCAAATCAGATAGCAAAATTAAGTGAAGAAATTAAAGGGATGGATAAGGTAAGACAGGGCCGGGCAAGGTTGATGATATCGCAGCCGTTTTTCGCCTCTTGTGCCATAGGGTTAAAACTAGTTGAAGACAACTCGCAGCCCACGGCCTACACCGATGCCCGGGTGATTGGTTTTAATGCCGATTTTATCAATGCCCTGCCCATTGAACAGGTTGAATTCCTTGTGGCCCATGAGGCCCTGCACGTACTTATGTTGCACCCATTGAGACTTCAGGGCCGGGACATGGAGACCGCAAACAAGGCCGGGGATTATGTAATAAACGGTATTTTAAAGCGCGCCGGGTTTGATATGCCTGAAGGTGGATTACTGGATGATAAATATTCAGCACCGGGACAGTCGTTCGAATCAGTTTATGCGGCACTTAAAGCCAAGGAAAACAAGAACGGCAAAAAGCCGCAGGGCCAAGGGCAGGGACCGCAAGGACAGGGACAGCAACCCGGCCAAAACACCCCGGACAATAACGGAAATCAGGCACCGCAGGCACCGGCACCCGGGCAAGCACCCGGACCGCAGGACTTTGGGAAATTTCAGGCGCCGACCGGTGATGATGGGCAGGAACTATCTGAATCCGAACGAAACGAACTGGAAAGTGAAATCAAGGTAACAGCAACACGCGCGGCCATGGCAGTAAGAAATTGCGGAAAGCTCCCGGCAGAACTGGCCAAGATTGTGGATGACATTGTTGTGCAAAAACGCGATGTTGAAGACTTATTACGCGAGTTTATAGTCAAGACATTAAGCGGTGATTATACTTACACGCGCCCGAACAAGCGCGCCATAATACACGATTTATACATGCCCACGGTACAGGGGAACACGCTCCCGGAAATAGTCATGGTTATGGATACAAGCGGCAGCGTGACCAGTCAAGAAGTGGATTACTTTGCGGCGAAATTCAACAAGGTCATGGATGAATTCAGGTCCATAATACACGTGATTTATTGTGACACCAAGGCTTATTATGATGCCGAATACACCCCGGCAGATATGCCTGTTAAACTAGTGGCCAAAGGCGGCGGCGGAACTGATTTTAGACCGCCTTTTAAAATGGTTCAGGACCGCGACATAGACCCGGCCTGTATGATTTACTTTACGGACGGATGCTGTAATTCGTTCCCGGTCGAACCGGACTACCCTGTTTTTTGGGCCGTGGTTGGTGATTACCGGACGCGCTTTCCCTTTGGG